GAAAAGCGTTGGAAACAAACTAGTATGTCTCCAGAACAAGCTGAAAAAGAATATGGCAAAGAAAACGTAAAAGTTAAAAGAGGCGGACTACGTAATGGCGATGATATGGTACAAGTATTTGTTGAAGATAAAGCAAAAGGTGTTAGAGGTGCGTTAAGTAAATTACCACATATTGGACGTCACATCCATGGACACGATCATAAGCCAACTCAACCACCATCATTAAAGGGAATGAAAATTGTTCCAAATGATATTCCAAATCAGCCTAGTCCACAGGATGATCCACCACAATCAAAGAATCCAAGTCAACCTACACCTAGTCCACATATGGATCCACCACAACCAAAACAACCAAGTGAACCGAAACAAGATAGACAACCAAAACAACCGGAACGACCTAGACAAAAACAGCCACGTAAAGCAATATATGCATCAAAATTAAAAGAAAAGATTTTTCAAGCTGCAAAAGAAAACGAACAACAAATTAATGAATTAGATTTGTATGCACCAAACACAGATTATATAAGAGCGCCAAACGGTGAATACTTCAAAGTAGAATATCGTAACACTGGTACTATTACCGGCGGCGGGCGTAAAGCAGGTGACTTAACTTCTTTTAAAAGTGTAGTAAAAGCAGATCCAAAAGAAGTTGATGTATTAGATTTAGAAGGTAGATTAAATTATGCTGACACAGATGGAAGCGGAGTTAAATCTAAAAAATCTAATACAATCCATACTGGACATGATCATCAAGGTGGGGGACCACTTGGTGGTAAAGACATTAGTGTATATGACATGGACTCTGAAGAGTACCATGACAATGTTCCAGATGGAGTAAAAGGCGCAGTTATTAAATATATGACTGCACAACAAGACGAATCCGCTAGATCAGAAAGACGATTACGTATAGCTGATTGGATTCAAACACGTAAACAATAAAAGGAAATACTATGTTAAAATGGATAAAAAGCATTTTTTCTTCTGAAAAACCATTGGTACTAACTGATGAAGTTAAAGAAGTTAAAAAGAAAATAGAAACAAAACCACTAGTAGTAAAACCGTCTTTTAAGAACAAAAAAGAACTGTCAAGCATGACTAAAGCTAAACTTGAAGAAGTTGGCAGAGTATATGGCATTGAACTTGATAAACGATTAACTAAGGATAAATTAGTTACTCAACTTTGGAAATCTATTAAATAGACGAAAGAAATTAGTGAATGACTAAAAAACTTATCGAAACATTTCTAGAAGCAAACACACAACATCAGTTGAAGATGGCGAAACTGTAAACCAATGGAATTCACAAGGAAGATAGCAGAACACACAAATGGCTCGTGCCAGAATTGTGGGCATCCGACACATTGTGGAACATCACGTTGGGAACAGGTTAAAGACTATGCTTGTGATGGCGGCGAATTGCGTATGATTAAAATATGCGATAGTTGCAGGTGTAGTAATTGCACTGGAATAAAAAATGAGCGAACCAAAAAACTCAGATAGTTGGCAGGCATATCCTGCTTTAAGGTGGGTCTACAATAAATTGGAACTAAGTCAAAAGCTAGGTTACAGTTGTGGACCAGACACTGTTCCTGTACCAAGTACAGGTAAGTACGTTGAAAGACCTATTATGAATTTAAGTAATATGGGAGTTTCAGCAAAAATAGTAGAACTTGAAAAAGGTGATACTATTATGACACCAGGACATTTTTGGTGTGAATATTTTGAAGGCGATTTAGTTAGTGTGGATTATACATTCCGTAAAGGAGAACTATATCCACAACAAGCAATGAAAGGCATACATCATTCGAGAAGTCTTTCAGCGTTTAACAAGTGGGAAAAAGTAGAACCTTTCCCAGAATATGATTTACCAAGTTGGGTTGATGGGTTAAGTTCAGCTAAACATATCAACATTGATTTTAAAGGTGGTAAAATAATAGAAGTTCATTTAAGGCATAACATAGGGTATCCTAAATGGGCAGTAGAAGTAATACCTATATGGGCACACGAAGATCCACAAATGTTTATGGATTATGAACATATGGGCTACATTTTTATGAAAAGCAAGGATGACGCTAACGGAAATTTAGACAGCGGACAAATTGGGTTTTATTATAAATAGTAGTATATAAAAGAGGAACTTATTATGAGACTTAGAAACTTATTTGAATATGATGATTTAGACAAAGAAAAAGAAATTATTGTATCTAGAATATCAGGCTTACGAGCTGACAATGATGAAGATGCAGCGTTACTTGACAGAATCTATAAACTACTTAACAGTGGTCAAATCGGAGATAATATCTCAAAAGGTTTTGCGGCACCATTAGCAGATGAACCATTAAGTGATAAAGAAAAAACTTTAGTTATGCAAGACTTAACTAAAATTATTGCATCAGCTGATAGTGATTATAAGTCAATGAACGAAATGATTTCTCAATTAGAAAAAGGTGGAGTAGTTGATGTATCAAAACTTAATTCACCATTAGTTTCTTTTACATCAATATTTACACACCCAGCCGCTGTTAAAGTTTTTCATGAACTTAAAAATTACGGAACAGGTAAAAAACAAAAAGGCCCAGGCGAATATGCACTTGCATGTTTAAGTAACAAAATTAGATTAGCATCAGGCGAAGGTGATTTAGAAATAGAGGGCATTGGTAAAGTTGAATTAAAATCAGCAGTATCAAGTACAGGCGGACGTATTGGATACGGCGGTGGATCACAAAAAGCTAAACGTACAGTAATTGACAAGTATGCAGATAGACTTCCTACTGTTATGGGTTCAATTGGTGGCAAGGGCGGTAGCTTGGGATTAGGTAAATTTATTCCAGCACTAGCACAAGACTTACCATTAAGCGATCCAGAGAGTAGACAAATTAGAACAGCACTTATGTCAGAACTATTAAAAATGGACTTAGAAGGTTTTGCAGATCCTATTGTAAAAGCATTTGCTTCAACAGATAATCCAATTGAAATTGAAGATGCGTATTTAAAAGCAAACTTCTTATGGTACAAAAACAGAGATGATTTTGATGCATTACTACTATGTAGTTTTCCAAATCAAAAATTTGCAATGATTAAAAATGAAAATGATTTAATCGCATTCAGAAGAGGCGGACATTCTGCTTCAACTAGTATTAGTATTATTCCAACACAAGCTGGTGCAGGTAGAGAACAATGGGCACAGCTAACGCTTAACAAGGCTAACGGATAATGTGGGACATAATTGTACAAATGGTTACAGACAGGTTGTGGATGTACACAGCCATAGTAGGTAGCATATTTGGTGCGTTATTTGTATACTGGATTAAAGATACTTACATAGCCTTTTGGGCAATAAATAAATGGGAAGCAACATTAGACTTCCTAGTTAACAGATGGGGCTGGACTTGGTTTAAACATAATCCAGATGCATGGAAAGCAGCCAACCCAAAACTTACAAAGAAAATAGAAGAATTAGAAAAGCGAATAACTTCGCTTGAAAAAAGAAGGCGTTAAAACATGAATCCAGACGTATGGACAAACAGATTTACAGTCAGAAAATTCTCTGAAACTAATAGAGAAATCAACCCAGAACATTTAGAATACCTAGAAACAGTTTTAAATAACTTACCATTACAATGTAATACTAAATCTGATATTTGGATTTATCTAGATGACAGTGACAAAGAAATTAGAGAATGGTTAATTAAAGAAGTTTTTTGGATGAACGGTCCTGAAGGAAGAGAACATATGCTTCCAGTAATGCAAGCACCAGGAATATTTTTATGTGCTACAACACCTAATAAGGCTTGGTTAATGTCTGATCAAGAAAGCCAAAAAACAATAAATGAATTAGCTACTAGACACGAAGGAATGACATGTGGTGTATTACTTTCAGAATTATTAAGATTAGATTATAACGTAGGAACATTTCGTTGTAATGCAGGACTTGAAGAAAACAACGAAGCTAAAAGAGATTACTTTACTAACTATATGAACACAACTTATAAAGAACAACTAGAAGTTATGTTTGGATCAGATCAAGATGGACAAACAGATGATATTGTATTTGAGCCAGGAATTGCAGTATGTTTTGGTCCAGAAGCAGAAGAACACTTTAATATAGAAACTGGAATGGTTTATAAAGAAAGTAAAGAAAAAGGACAACGTGATACATGGAATTCTATAGATTATGCTAGATGGAAAATACAAGGTCGCAAAATCTATGACATTCCAAAATGTATAGTTAAAAAATGAATCAAATATATCTTGTTTGTACTCGTAGTGCAATTTGTGCGAGTGCGTTAACTTACATAATCAATCAAAGCCCAACCTGTTATAATGTAGTTCATAATAATGTGTACCATACCGAAAAAGGTACAAACTTTAATGATGCATTAACAATAAATGACTGGTGGAATATTCCTGATACATATGTAGAAACATATACTCCCAATATTAGAAACGATGAACAAATGGATGTAACCTCGTTACATACATTATGTAAAGTATGGGAATCACTAGGAACAGGAAAAAGTGTAGCATTGTTTACACATGCAAAAAATACAAAAGAAATTATGGAATATAAAGAAGAACATAATCTTCCTATAACTGTAATAACAACAACAATGGGTACTAACAGTTACTTGTATTTAGACTTATTTTTAAAACGTGAATACAGTGATGAAATGAATGCATTTACTAGCATTGATAATACTTGGAAGTATCTTTATAATCAATATATTAATCAAGACGAAATGTGGGCTGAACATGCAGATATAGTATTAGAAATGCATGACTGGTTAGGAGATCCTGCAGATACATTTAATGCATTAAAAATATTTCATAACAAAAATTTAAAACAATGGGTTAAGGAATACTTACAAAGAAATAGCTACAAAGAATGGAATATTAAAGTAAATGATGTTAATAACAAACTAAAAGCAATAAGCTATGTATTCCAACAAAACCAACATCAAATGCCTACATTACAAAGTAAAAAACTGCTAGCACTAGCAGGATTAGATGCAGTAAGACATCATGCTTCTGATATTAGTGTAGTACTTGAAAGAACCTCAAATACACTTAGATATCCATTGACAACCTCGTCATAAGAGTGTATTATATATACAAATACAAACACAGGAGATAATCTATGAGCATTACATTTGGAACAGAAGACGTTGCTAAATTAAAGAACCTTATGCAAGAAGGTGTACAAGTTATGACTGAAGTTGAAACACTCAATGAAGGTTTAAAAGACACAGTAAAGCATATTGCAGAAGAAATGGGCATTAAGCCAGCAGTACTAAACAAAGCAATTAAAATTGCACACAAAGCAGAGTTTCATAAACATCGAGATGATTTTGATACTCTTGAGACAATACTTGAAAGTGTCGGCAGAGCTGATTAGTGATAGACACAATTTATCAATTCTGGGGTATTAAACCAGAACATATCTTTAACGATGTGTTTACAGGTTATGAAGACCTGTACCCAGAATTTGATAAGCATACGAAAGAAACATATGAGAAAGATCCTGCAGGTACTATTGAGGCTGTTTTTTCTTTGTATCGTAATCGTGGCATTGTACCAATTATATACTACACCGAAGAAGGACTTAGAAATGAAATCAAAGGGTTTCGAACCAAGTCATATAACGGTGTGTCTGTTGACAGAATTGGACTCGGTAACAACGCCGGTCAAACTATTAACAGATTCCTCTTTACCAACATGCAAACAGCAGAACCAAAAGGAAGAGGATCTAATTCATTAAAGGATAGATTTTACGATGATGCTAAATTACGCAGGGCTATCAGAATATGCTTTGAGTTTAGGGATGGGAATCGCCTTGTATATCCTACTGCATTACGCCGTTCACTGGAACTTGTCACAGGAGAAAACGTGCAGAACTTTAAACCTCAACACGCCCGAGCTTTGGCAGAACGCTTATGCCCGGTATTGTGGGGTCGCATTTATGATTACAGTTGTGGTTATGGCGGTCGTCTCTTGGGTATTAGTAGTAGCAACTTAAACTATAAATACATAGGTACGGATCCTAATACAGAAACAATTAAATATTTAAATTACTTAAATGAATTATTAGGAGCTGATGCTGAATTTATATGTTCTGGTTCAGAAGATTACCAATGCGAAGATATTGATTTAGCTTTTAGTAGTCCACCGTATTTTAATTTGGAGAAGTACAGTGACGAAGAAACACAATGCATGGTTAAATATACAACCCTTGATGAATGGTTTGAAGGGTATGTTGAACCTACTATCTCGAATATCAGAAGAGGACTACGAAGCGATGGAACGTTCGCAACGAACATCGCAGACTATAAATCATATGGCAACAAGGAATTCTTTGTTGTGGACCGCTGGATTGAAACGGCTGAAAAAGTTGGGTTCAAGCATACGGGCACGATTAAAATGATGTTAAATACTAGACCAGGTGTAGGTAACGATAAACTAGCTGGCAGAGAAAAATTTGAAGGAGTATACGTTTTTGAAAAACGATAAACAAAAAGGCACAATGATGCATGCTTACAAAGGTGAGATACCAGAAGATTCTCTGGTTCACTGGAAAGCTGATCTTGAAAATACTTATTGTGTTGCTCCACATAATGAAGTACATGTTGATAACTTTGGAGATTATGGATTCTGTTGTCAATATAGAAAAGGTTTATTTGGAAACATAAAAGATGTAAAAGCAAAGGATTTCTTTTGGAATAAAGATTCAGGAGAAGTAAGAGCTAATACAAAACAAAAAGTATGGCCTGATGGATGTGGACGTTGTCAAAAGTCAGAAAATAAATCAGGATGGAGTCATAGGTTTGGTTCACAACATGAATGGAATGACCCTGGAAATCCAAGACATCACGAAGGTATTCATAAATTCTCAATAGATTTTAGTAACGCATGTAATCTTAGATGTACTATGTGTAGTCCAAAACGTAGCACAGGTTGGTATAAAGATATTAACATGTTGATGGATAATATGCCTATTAAAGAAGTTGATAGAGCAGTAGCAGGAACAAGAATGGAACAAAAACAATATGTAGTTCCAGCTCGTGTTGTTGACGAAAACTTAGAAGTATTTCTTGGATGTAAACTAATTGAATGTAGTGGTGGAGAACCTTTTTTCCAACCAGAGTTTTGGCATATGGTAGATAAGTTAATTGAACATAATTACCAAGGCGATTTAAAAATTGTAACAAACTTAACTTTGCTTGATGAAGAAAAAACTGAAAAATTAAAAAAACTCAATACTAGACTTGTAGTAAGTTTAGATGCTATTGGTGATGTATATGAATATATAAGACCAGCAGTTGGAACTATTGGAAAATACAAGGGTGAACTGATTCAACAACGAATACTTGATTGTAGTAAGTTATTTCATGTAGGTATTTCTTATACACCACAGTTACTTAATATGTATAATATTAAACCTTACATTGAATGGTTATGGGAACACGAACATTATGGAAAAAGTAAGTTAAACGATCTTACTGGATTTAATGCAGCTCTTGTTGCTCCAATTTATCTTTGTTTACAAGTGCATCCAGATATAGAATATAGATTATGGTTAGCAAGTTGGATCGAAGAAAAATGTTTTAGTAGATGGAATAGTCCAGAAGACCATGTACTAAGAGGAGTAGTACACTTACTTAAAAAACCTTACACAGCAGAAGATAAAGATAATTGGAAATTCTTCTGTAAAACAACAGAATTACTTGACAAACACAGAAAAACAAGTATACTTAAATATATACCACAACTAGAAAAATATTGGATTAGCCCTGAATGAGTTATGTAGATGCATTTCACGATCGAGATAAAGACATTGTACACGTTGTAGAACGTATTAACGGAAAGCGAGAATATAAAGAAATTCCCGCCAAGTATACATTCTATTATAAAGACCCACGTGGAAAATACACAAGTATCTTTGGTGAAAAATTAGAACGTGTTGTTTGCAACACAAGTAAAAAATTTAATACAGAAAAAAAGATTAATGGACATAAAGGTCTATATGAAAGCGATGTAAATGTTATATTTAAAACATTCGCTGAAAATTATGATCCTAGTGCAACGCCAGATCTAAATGTTTGTTTCTTTGATATTGAGACAGACTTTAATAAAGAGTCAGGCTTTGCACCGCCACATGATCCGTTTAATGCAGTAACAGCAATTAGTTTGCATAATACTTGGATGAATACAACTATATGTCTTGCTATTGGTCCTAAAACTATGACGTTTGATCAAGCAGAAACAGTTACTAATAAGTTTGAAAATACTATGCTATTTAAAACTGAACGTGAAATGCTTGAAGCATTTTTGGATCTCATAGATGATGCAGATATTTTATCAGGCTGGAACAGTGAAGGCTTTGATATTCCTTATCTAGTTAATCGTGTAGCTCGAGTATTAAGTAAAAGTCATACAAGACGTTTTTGCTTGTGGGATAAACTTCCTAAACAACGTGAATTTGAACGATTTGGTGCAACACAACAAACATATGATACCATTGGTCGTGTACATATGGATTACATGCAGTTGTATCGTAAGTATACATATCATGAAATGCACAGTTATAGTTTGGATGCTATTGGTGAATATGAACTAGGTGATCGTAAAGTAGATTATGAAGGCACACTAGATCAATTATATAACAATGACTTTGAAAAGTTTATTGCTTATTCTAGACAAGATGTTGACTTGCTTGTAAAACTAGATAAAAAACTACAGTTTATTGATTTAGCAAACGTACTAGCACACTCTAACACAGTGCTTCTACAAACAACAATGGGTGCGGTTGCACAAACAGACCAAGCTATTATTAACGAAGCACACTCGCAAGGACTTATTGTTCCTGACAAACGTTATGACAAAGATACTACACAAGCCGCAGGTGCTTATGTTGCTACGCCTAAAAAAGGCTTACATAAATGGGTTGGAAGTATTGACTTGAACTCACTGTATCCTAGTATTATTCGTAGTTGTAATATGAGTACTGAAACTATTATTGGGCAAGTGCGACACTCGTACACAAAAGAAATGATTGAGAATGCAAAAACAGTAGCTGAAGCATGGGAAGGTCGTTTTGCAACACATGAATATGAACTTGTTATTAACAAAGACATTGAAGAAGTACTACATTTAGATTTTGAAGATGGCACTAGTTTTGAAGCAACTGGCGCAGAGATATATGAAATTGTGTTTAACAGTGGACAACCTTGGATTATTAGTGCCAACGGTACAATTTTTACATACGAGAAAAAAGGTATTATTCCTGGCTTGCTAGAACGTTGGTATGCAGAACGTAAAGAGCTACAAGCTAAAGCACGTGATGCACGTGAAGAAGGTGGCGACAAGTTTGCATATTGGGATAAACGACAGCTAGTTAAAAAGATTAACTTGAACAGTTTGTATGGTGCGTTACTTAATCCTGGCAGTAGATTCTTTGACAGTAGACTAGGACAGAGTACAACACTAACAGGTCGTTGTATTGCAAAGCACATGGCTGCGGAACTTAATAAAATTATTGCAGGCGAATATGATCATCAAGGCGAGGCTATTGTATATGGTGATACAGATTCCACATACTTTAGTTCGTATCCTATGTTAAAAGATCAAATTAAGAACAATGAAATTAATTGGGATAGAGATAATATAATTGATTACTATGATGCAATCTGTGAAGAAGTAAACAAAACGTTTCCTGGTTTTATGAGTAGAACCTTTCATACAACATTAGACTTGGGCAGTATTATTGCTGCAGGTAGAGAAATGGTAGGAAGTAGTGGATTGTTTATTACAAAGAAACGTTATGCAATGTTAGTGTTTGATAATGAAGGCAAACGTGAAGATGTAGAAGGCAAAGCTGGTTACATTAAAGCAATGGGGTTAGATCTAAAACGTAGTGATACTCCTGTATGGATGCAAGACTTTTTAAAAGACGTATTGCTTGAAGTATTAACAGATGCTGAAGAACAAGACATACTTGAGAAGATTATTGAGTTTCGTAAAGAGTATCGTGAAAAGCCTAGTTGGCAAAAAGGTAGTCCTAAACGTGTTAATAACTTAACATCATATCGTGGTAAAATGGCAACTTATGATAGAGATCGTAAAAGAGCACACGACAACGGTAAAAGTGTTAAAGAAGTTAAGAAGCCAGCAATGCCTGGACACGTAACAGCCGCATTGAATTGGAATAAGCTAAGACAGATTAATAGTGATAATTACGCAGTAGAAATTACAGATGGTATGAAAACTATTGTTTGTAGATTAAAAGATAATCCAATGGGCTTTACAAGTGTAGGATATCCTACAGACGAAACAAGGCTTCCTGAATGGTTTAAAGAACTTCCGTTTGATGATGATCACATGGAAGAAGTGGTAGTTACTAAGAAGCTAGAAAACTTACTTGGTGTATTGGATTGGGGTTTAGACAAAGCCGCGGCTAAAACTACGTTTACTAACTTGTTTGAGTGGTAAAACCTAGCATTTACTGGGTTTCTACACTATAGACATTTTAGCTATTTTATAGTATAATATAACTATATGTTTACAAAAGTTAAATACTTAGTGATTAAAGTATTATTAGCAATAGCATTGTTGTTTACACAAACAGCCAATGCGGCAGAAATAACTAATAAAGACTTTGCGTATAAGATTAAACATTGTGTTGAATCAATATATGCCAATAAGTCAATGTATCCAAAATCAAAACAAATTCCACTAGAACTAGTAATAGCACAAGCCGCACATGAAAGTGCTTGGGGTAAAAGTAGATTTGCAATAGAAGGAAATAACTTGTTTGGAATAAGAACGTGGAACCCAGAAGACCCACAATTAAAAGCAAAAGGTGCACCAGATGCACCATGGGGTGTTAGAAGTTATGATAATTGGTGTAGTAGCATAGAACATTATTTCTTTACATTACAAACTCATTCAGCATATAAAGAATTCAGAGATGAATTAGAATTTCAAAATACAATATCAAAACAATCAGATCCAATTAATCTTATACCATACTTAGCATCTTGGAGTGAACAAGGACCTAAATACGTTAGGCTATTGCAAGATATACTTGCATGTCTTTACAAAAAAGATTTCTTTAATAAAATATAAAAAAAGGTTGACAAGTAATTCGTCTTGTGTAAAACTATAGTTGTTGGCTAAATAATTATAGGAGAAATTAAATGGCGACTACAGATAATGCAATTCAATATGACATTCTGTTTGTAAAGGAATTGCTCCCACACTTGAACTTAAAAAAAGCCCAAGAGAAACATCTAATTGAATTTACAAAAATGGGCATAATGCAACGTGAAACTATTGCAGAAATGGCTATGGCAACAGTAGGCAACTTTGAAGGTGACAGCACACAAGGACGTGACTTTTGCGACGGCTCGGATGCTAAAACTGTAACAAGTAGTGCTCGCAACAATAATAAATCAAAAGGCGCTTGGATGAATAGTTTCGAAGTTCGAAACGTTAACACAAAAACTGGCGACCTTAGAATAATTGCATATAATAAAATACTTAAAAGATTTCATTACTTTTATATTCCAAACTACGCATTTGCACATTTGCGTTCAACACTTACAATTGTTATTGAAAATGCAACATGTCATGTTGGTGAACCTAATTTTACAGGTATCCCAAATAGGAACCTTAAGTTTTGGGAATTTGAATGTAGTAGTTTTGAAGAAATGTGTAACATGGAACCAGTTGATATAGACAAATGGGATATACAATGCAGGAACTAGGCCACGACATTCGAACAAAGATTGACAAAATAATCGATCACGAGAAGCGTCATGGTGGTCCATATGATAGAGGTGGTGCAGATAGTTATTATAGACGAGGTTGCAAACCGCACTATTATGTAGACGGTACACACAACAGTGATAGAATTGAAAGCTATGCTATGACAGATGAAGAAATTCAATCATACATACGTGGCTATAACGAAAACGAAGCTGATGGTAACTTTAAGGATTGGGGATAAGATGAAAAGTGTTGTGTATGATAATTACATGCGTAGCACATACGGTAGCAATTGGCCAGTGTATGGACAAAAAGGTTTAATAACACGTCCAGAGCCATTTAAAGAAGCTAGATTACGTATTACACAACACTATTTGCAACGAATATATGATAAATTTGTTCCATCTAAAAAAAATTAATTTAATTTAATTTAAAAACCCTTGTTTTATAAGGGTTTTTTTATGACTTTTTTTGTTTTATCTGGTTGACAAGCAAGATATCTTACTGTATACTGTATATATAAAGTTAGAAATTAGGAGATATAATATGTGGGTATGTAAAAATTTAGAACCAGCAGTAGACGCTTTAAATGCTTTGATTCCATTGGATGGTCCTTGTGTCAATCCTGTTAAGAATCGTAAACTAGATCAGTTCCGTAAAGCACAAAACGTTGTACATGATATCTTCAATAATGGATTAGGTAATCGTGGTAAAAGTTTAAAATGTATGGGATTACAAAAACATGATTTAATGTTGCCGTTTAGTCAAGGTGATTATCACCACCCAGGTGACTTTGATCAAATTGAACGTGTAATTACACCTATCATGGAACAAAAGATTTATGATGCATGTGCAGAACAAAACATCACTTTAAAAGTAAAGGAGACTATATAATGAAATACGTAATCGAGACGCAAGTTAGAGAAAACTATGCCGCACACGATGAAGATTATGAGCATGGTGTAGATCAACCTTATTGGAAAAACAAAAGTGGTTCAACATATATTGTAGAAGCACCTGGTGAACATATTGATGTTGCACATGAAGTTGCTGACCTTATTACTGTTACAAATGAAATGTTTGAAGAAACAGTATTTGATGTTACCGCAGTTGATGACGATTTTGAATCAGAATATGTCAAGGATCAAAAAGAATATGATCCTGAAGGAAACGATACATTGTATTTGGATAATGTTATTCGTAGAGGTAAATCAGGAGACTGGTATATGAAACGTGGATACATTGTAGGTGGATTTCAGAAGGGAACAAATTTTGAACACCTAGTAGGTAAGTTTGTTGGTAACATAGATAATCTTACTAAAGGTAAATGTGTAATGAAAGTTACAGATAACGAAAAGGAATACATCTAATGTGGTTTTTAGTGTTAGTCATGTTAACTGTAAATGACGGATACAAAGTAGTTGAAGTTGGAGAGTTTTATAATGAAGCATCTTGCAATGAGGCGATGATGATAGTTTCATCAGAGCAATCAAGTACTTCAAATATTTTTATATGTCTAGAGGAACCAAAAAATGAAGAACAATAAGCAAGCATTAGTAGAAAAATGGACTACTAAAATTAAACAAATGTCACCAACGTTAAGTGACGATCAAGTTAAATTGCTAGCAGAATGTGCAGTAGAAGCAGAAATAGCAAATAATAAAGGTTGACAACACCAAGATATCTTGCTATAATATGTGTATAAATTAAAAAAGAAAGAGGCAGAAACTATGAAGATACTAGCTAATATTATTGGAAACTTTATGAACATTGCAGTTGTTATGTCAATAGGCTTTTTTGCAACAGGTGTTTGGCCAGCTAAAGCTGATACAACAGGTGTATTACCAGAATACGAAGTACTTGATTCAAATGCATACTTAATGGATACAGTACTTGACGGTCCATATGACAAATACGATATGCAATGCTTAGTTGAGAATATGTACTTTGAAGCACGTAACGATGGTTATGCCGGAATGTATGCAACTACTATGGTTGTTATGAATCGTGTTTCAGATCCACGTTATCCAGATACAGTATGTGGAGTAGTACATCAAGGACCTGTTAAAGAAAGTTGGAAAACAAAACAGACTCCAGATAAAGATGATGCAGTATACTTTCCTATCAAAAACAAATGTCAGTTTAGTTGGTACTGTGATGGAAAAGCTGATATAATGTATAACGAAGAAGCAGTTTATCTTGCTACAGATATTGCCAAGCTAGTACTTGACATAAGTACTGGTGTATTAGGAGATCAAATGTTTACAGTAGATATTACTGAAGGGTCAACACATTACCATGCAACATATGTAGATCCGTATTGGACAAACGATCGTGGAATGGCAAAGATTACACAAGTTGGTTCTCATATATTCTATCGTTGGGGAGAATAATTTGCAGAAAAGAAGTCCAGAACAATTTCGAGAATCTCGATATCTTACAGAAAAATGGTTTAGTGTTTTTACACTAGGCCACGATAATCCTGGTAAACGAAATTGGCTAGATGATGGCGAAATAGATCAAGGCATTGCACAAGGATATACTGAACACAGTGTTGAATATTATATTAACGATTGGCGTTATAGAGGTAAAATAGTTCCTGATGAGGGAGTTGATGCGGCTTTTGGTTGTAGTTATACATTTGGATATGGCGTAGGAACATGTTGGCCTGAATTAGTAGGTGTAACAAATCTTGGACAGAATGGTGCCAGCAACGATCAAATAGCAAGGCTTGCCATTTCTTATTGTAAGACATTTAATCCGACAAACATTTATGTTATGTGGACTTTTAAAGAAAGACGAGAACATACAGAAGAAACTGGTGGACTTTCTAAGTTTAAAAATTTATCAAAGCAAGCAATTAAACAAGAATTAAAATATCCTACATGGATAAGTTCGTATGCATCTATAATGAATAACAAAGCAGATGAATATAACTATCAAAAAAATAGACAGTTATTAGAATGGTTCTGTAAAGCAAATAACATACAACTACACCAATGTACAATTAACACTTTATCAAAAGAAGAATTTCCTAAAGCTAGAGATGATGATCATCCAGGTGAAGAATGGCATGTTAATATGGCTGGCATAATATGTCAGTAGACCCAAGACTTTACCCAGGTTTAAAAGATCTTGCACAAGACTATATGTTACAGCATTGGCTAAACGATCACGAACGTAAGGGCGGTTATCTTGCGTCTAGTTACGTCAATTGGGACATACTACATAGTCCTATGTATGAAATTGTTAGGATGTTAGAACAGTTTAGAAGTCTACCATTTGAACAAATATTAGAATTCCATGATTCCGAAGTAACAAATAATGGAATGCAAGATAGAAATGTTATGGAAGATGTTAGTAAAATATTTTATCTTACTGAATGTATACAATATGAAGAATTAAAGTTTTATCCACAAATTTTACATGAGCCTTGGTTTAATAGATATAGAGTACATCCGGGTAGTGGAAGACTTATTGCATTATGGTTATGTGGATTTGAAAGTATTAAATGTATATACACTCATTTTAATGAGCCTGCATTTATTCCACCAGGTGATTGTTTTAAAATATCGAACAAGTATGAAGCATATAAAGAGTTTCAAATAATGGCTGGCGTTGGCTTTTCGGGACGTCCAACTAAATTAGGAATAGAAACATATTCAGCATTTCCAAAAGATGAAAATGATTGTGTAAGAACACATCATTATGATCACGAATGGCAATGGAAACATATTACTACAGATACTGACTGGAAGTTTATGAGATTTAGTGAAGGTGATGATTTCCTAGACCATAAGTCTTCTTGGAGAAGTTATGTTATTGATGCTTGGGAAGATTTAAGAAATGATCATATACAAATTGGATCATGTCAGTTTAACTTTGAAAAAGATAAAGTTGTTGATATTATTAGAAATTTAGGTAGCCGATCAACACGTCATGTTTTAACTGCATAAGCGGATCTTTAGCACCCCAATTATATCCTTCTAAATGTTTAATATATCTATCCAACCCAGTTTCTGGTTCTGGATCTAGTAAAAATTCTTTAAAGAAATGGCCTGGGCTTGCAACATGTACATCCATATGATGATCATGAAATGCTTTATGTGCTAATTTTGATTCTAGTTTAATTTGTTCTATTGCATTTTCTTGTGTTTTATAAAACTCTTTATAATGTGGATATGGAGTTTCAATACCACCTACACTAGTCCAACCTTGTACACACATCTCAGGAGGTCTTGACACAGTAACAAACTTTGCTTCTGGAAAGTTTTCAATCATCCAATCCCAATTATAAATGAACTGATGGCAACGTACAATGTAAGTTTTTTCTTCATCCCATTCTGCCCATGCTTGTTTAATTTCTTCAAAGACTTCTTCTCTTGTAAGTGTATCAATTTTATGAAATTGTTTTCCAAGTTCATTTCCTGGACCAAAGTAAACACCTGTGTGTCTTACTCCACCATAAATGGCATCATGCACCATTAGTCTTTCTTCTGTTCTATCTGTAATGCTTACATTAAGTGCTGGTGATTCACTTAACACCCAACTAACTGCACTCCACTTACTACCAGGTGCACCAGTTATGAATATTACGTTACTAAAGTCTACCATCTAAATACCTTTTTATTTCTTTATAATCAAATTTTGTTGTAGTGTTACACACTCTAGGATCATCTATTGCTTTCCTAAAAATACTATTTGAAAACATTTTAGCATATATCTCTTTTTTAAGTTTATCCTCTAATGCATCAGTATAGAATTTCTTCTTACGTTCAAATGCCCAGATGTCTGCTACAGTTAGATCATCTTTTCTACCATGTAATATTTTTAAAAATGCTAAGTATTCATTATCTTCTGGTACAACACCGTAGTGTTTTACATAACCAGGAAACTTTGCAGTAGTTTGCATGTAACGATCAGTTATAATTTTTGGATCATGTATAATATTAAAAATAATACTATTAGGAAAGTATTCTAATATTTTATTAGGCATACTATGTGTGCAATACAATACACGTTTGCCATCATTAATGATATCTTCTCCACCATTTTCTTTAAATAACTTATCAAATAATTTGTAATATTGTTTTTCATTTGGTAGATACTTTTCTACATAATCGTGAGTTGGTGGTAATTTACCTTTTGGTGTTATACGATCAAAATGATATCTACTTGTCTTACGTTGTCCACTGTAATCATTTACCTTGCCTACATTCCATGGATTAATTCCATTTTCTTCACAACTATACCAGTGCATACATGGCATAGTAGCTAATACTCTTGCTAGTCTATGTCCACTTGCTCCTGGTTCAAAACTAACAAATACATGTTTGTTTTCTAACTTACGCATTTTTTCTCCCTAGGTACCAGTAAATATCATCCTTGTATTCTACTAAGTCGCCTGTTGCAAACCAATCATCATATACACAAATATATCCTTTGACATATAACTCTCCATCTACAATTTTAGTTTCACAATAAGTTTTATCTCCCATAATACTTTCTGTATGATCTACAATATCACCTTTGTTAAATGTTTTATTAATAGCAACTGGTCCTACTTCACTCATGCCCCAATTAGCAATAAACGTAGCACCTTGCTCTATAAATGCTTTAATAATACTACTATGTACTCTATCACTTCCACACATAATTGTTATACCAGTTAAGTCAAGTTTACTAAATGTTTTAGTAGCCATAACAGCTCTAGCCATGTTAGGTGTTAAGTGCGAATGTGTATACTCCATAATTTTTTTAACCCATCTAAATGCATTAAACTGTTCTATACATACTTCTGCTTCAACTGCTATAGCTGGTAGTGTTTGTGCAAACAATCCACCTGCATGATCTAATGTACATACTGTATATACTTTACTAAACTTATTTAACTTCTGACATTCTACTGCGGCTCTATTTGCAAAGTATATCTTTTCAGCACTTTGCCAAATTGGTTTACTTGGACCAGTAGTTCCGCTGGTATTAATTGTTGTGCCATCATTTATTATTTTTATTAAGTTCATCTTTTAATTTCTTCCAGTCTGGATGCTGAGGCAAAAACTTGTGTAAGCCTATTGCTTGATTAATTACCATTTCTAGTAATTTAAAATTAAATAGCGGTGGAAATATTGCATGTATAATACTAGCGATACACATAAACAATTGTTTACCTGCTTCTCTAAAGCCTATGTACATGTGCTTAAAATAAAGCACAATAGCATTATCACGCTTTGTTCCGTTTAAGTATTCTGCTACTCTTAAATGTTTCCAATCAAACCAATGTTTCATAATATTTTTCTAAGTTTAATTTCCATACTGATTGTTTTGTTCCGTATATTTCTTCTTCAGTATAAAAACTTACTATTCCTTGTTTAGCTAACAGATGAAATAATCTGTCAGTTCTATTCATTTTTCCACTTGCATCATTTTCAACGTTTGTTGTAATGTATGCAGGCTGTTCTTCTGAACTTTGAGCCCATTTTATTTGCTCGGGTAATATCCATTTCCATGGAATACTAGTCATATGATTTTTACTTAATCCAGTTTGAGCAGGCATTGTTTGTACACCTCTGAACAACATACGATGACCATCGTGAAACTTATGACAACCCGCCATTGATACAATTACGTCATTGTGATAAGCAGCCCACCATTCGCCTTTGTGCTTCTTACACCAGTCGTATTTCATTGCATCTAAATTGGCATTGTTCATATAGCCCATATCTTCGCATATGTAACCGAAGAATTCTATGTCTCTTTTACCTGGATCTTGTTTTACTAGCATGTTACTATTATATACATACTTATTTATCTGTCAAGATCTGATTGACAAAAAGTCATAAATAATGTAATATAATAGAAATACATCAGAAGATGTGAGGAGAAAACAAATGGCTTTTAGAAAAACCGCAGATTTAGTAACTACAAACTCTAATACATATGCAAACATTGAAGAATGGATTGCAGAACATGGTAGATGTGGTTTGTATAATGATCAGTATATTACTGCTGGAACTATGGATGTAAATGAAGCTGGCAACGGTGTACGTATTGTTTTAACTTATATTGACGAAGCTAACGCTACTGCTCACAGAGAAGCGTTCGCAGAGGAAATTGAGTCTAGAGAATATACTTCTACAGTTGTGTCAGAAGAAACTATCTAATATAACTTAAAGGTAAGGCATGAATGAAGATATCAACAACACATAAACTTCTTTCAATACATGCATTTTGCCACTTAATGCTAATACCAGCATTTATGTATGGTGAGCTTTGGATGTTTATCTTAGGCTTTATGTGGTGGCAATTTATTGCCGCTTCAGCGATCAGTGCAGGGTATCACAGATACTTTAGTCATGGATCATTTGAAGCACCAAATTGGTACAGATACTATGTACAGATACTAGGAATGTTAGCAAATCCTGGTCCTGTATTAACATGGGCAAGCACACATAGAATGCACCATGCATATACAGACACTGACAGAGACCCACATAGTCCAACATTAAAAGGTTTCTTTAATGTATACACTAGTCAATGGGGCAATGACGTTACTATAGAAAGAAAAATGATTAAAGGATTAATTACTCCTGATACAAAATTCTTCCATGATAACTATTTTTTATTAATAACATTATTAGCAATATTAATGTTGTTAATTAATCCAATGTTATTTTTGTTTGGATTTTGTTTACCAGTAGTATTTGCATTCCATGGATATGGACTTGTAAATTTAATCCCTCACACAGAAAATGGCAACCCTAAAAATAGTTGGGTTGCAAATATTCTAACCGCTGGAGAAGGATGGCATAAAAACCATCACGAAGATTCTCGAAACTGGCGTATTGGCAAGACACTATGGCAATGGGATCCAGGTGCTTGGTTTATTAAAATTATAAAGAGGTAAAAATGTTTAAACCCGTAGAATACAATTTGGATATGACAGATCCAAACAACTGGCATGAAGTATGTCGCAATCAACCAAAAGATGTTATTGCATACATACCGGGTGCTAACTTACACGAACAAGAACTACTAGATGGTGCTACTAGCATCGGAAAATTATATAGTCCAAAAAAAGCAGGATTTGATGTTTATTTTGAACACAAAGAATATCCAGGTATTAGCCGTGTTACAAATGAAAAAGACAAAGACGGAAAGTTTGTTGGGTTATTTCCCGAAAGCGAACTAGGTTGGCATAACAATGGTAATTGGCGTCACTGGAAACATGTTATTGAAAGTTGTATTGCTTTTTATTGTGTTCGCCCAGGTGAACAAGTTGTTACAAGTTATCTAAACAGTAAGCAAGCATACGAGGACTTACCACAAGAGCTAAAAGTTCAAGCAGATAAATTTGAGTATTGGGCACAGTTTGATAAAGACAATAGCATATATCAATTTGATGACGATAGTTTAAATAAAGGCATGGATGAGTTACTAGCAATATTTGAAGGTAACCTAAAGAGTACAGGACGTAAAGGTAAACAAGAACTTAACCCAGTCAGAGGTAGTTGGAAGCCATTAATTGTACAGCATCCATTCAGAACTATTCCAGGTTGGTGGGATCAAGACGTTAGTCCTAAAGCAATTTATACAGGACACTTTGGTGTTATGCGTAAACTACGTAACAAGGAAACTGGTGAAGAAATTACACTACAAGAAGCAAAGCCGTTGCTTGATGCGTTGCATAAACATTTGTTTCAACCACAGTATATGTACCACCATCATTGGAAAGAAGGTGACTTAATTATTAACGATCAGTTTATGAGTTACCATGCACGTAATGCAGTTAAAGGTGATAGATTACTTTATCGTATTGCGTTTAATTATAAATTTCTTAAAGAAAAATAATGCATACAGAAACTACAGATTGGATACCCTTAGAACTTATTACATTATTTGAAGAATCATTAAAAGATTCATTAAATAGAATGCCTCATAATTATGAGATAGAGAGTTTAAGCAGTGAAGAAAATTTATGTTACAGTTTAACATGGGATGACGAAGGTGATCCAATTGCAGGTAGTGTTGCAAGAACAAGAGATTTTTACAATGGCGGTGTTAGAGTATTAAGTAGATATTATACAAGTAAAAAACTTAATATAGCACAAAAAGGACTACGTATTCATAAGTACCATGTAAATGGACTAAGTACGTTTACAGCGGAGCATGCAGATCAACAAGTAGATTATGCAATATCCCAAGGTTTAACTAAACACTTTATAAGTAGAGAGCATGGTAATTTTAAAGTAATGCGTAATCTACATAGAGGATTAAATCATAATTGCAAGTACAAAGATTGGGTACTAGAAGATTATGAATGGCAAACTGCACCATGTGATGGTGACGAATGCTGGCAACATATAATATGGAGAGGAAAGAACCCGTTAACAAATGACTATAGAAAAATATAAATTCTTACACAACATCAAAGTAGCTGATATAACTCCTACTTTAGTTGATGACTTTCAAAATGGTGCATATGGTATTATATGTGTTGAAGATGCAGATGAGCAAACTATTAATAATTTTGGTAAACTTTTAGATCAAGATATGTATGGTCGAAAAAAAGTTACAATTGGCATTGAAGATGAAAAGGGTGAAAAACTAAACCACGCAACTGATATGCTTTGGCATCAAGACAGAGCATACAGTGATGCAATGCACCCATTTGTTGGACTGTATTGTATACGTGCTGATCAAGGATCTAGCCAAACACACTACTTAGATATGCAAGGCGTATATAAAGATAGTAGTAACAGTTTAAAAGAACAAGCAAAAGACGTAAAATGCGTCAACAGTATTACGAAGTACATGAGTCAGGAAGAGTATCCTTATAAATTTAAGAGTAAGTTACAAGAAAGAGCCTGGAGAAGGTTCAATAGAGCGACACATGATTTAGTATGGGAAGATGATTATGGCCCATTCTACTTTTACAGCGAAGCATATACAGAAACAGAGTTAGAAGAACAATTTCAGGAGGAAATATATAAAGAAAAACATATGTATTCTCATACTTGGTCTCCAAAACAACTGTTGGTATATAATAATCACAAAGTATTGCACAAGAGAGATGCAACACCAGAAAAAGTAGTTAGACAACATATTAGATATGCTCTTGACAAAACTACAGAACTAGTGTAATATATACTTAAATAACAAATAAAGGATAATATGACTATAACAGGAAAAGTAAAATGGTTCAATGCTACTAAAGGCTACGGATTCATTACCAGACACGATAGCGAAAAAGACGTATTCGTGCATTCATCAGCTATAACATCATCAGGACTTAACGGTCTTAATGAAGGTGATGAACTTGTTTTTGAAGTTACAGATGGACCTAAAGGTTTATCAGCAGTTAACTTAAAAAACGCATAACATAAATGAGGTCTTAAGCGTCAACCCTCTCTAAACATTCTGCCGCTGATATTATATAGGAGAATACATATGGCTTATTTAAGCACAAAAACATACGGACATAATATTGGACTAAGTGCAGTATTTCGTCAACCACATGCGGATCATTCGCATTGTAGTTTGATACACGGGTATTCATTAGCATTTAAATTTACATTTGGATGCAATGAACTAGACAATAAGAACTGGGCAGTTGACTTTGGAGGATTAAAACCTTTAAAGGCTTGGCTTGAAGATCACTTTGATCATAAACTTGCTTTAGATAAAAACGATCCATATTTAGAAAAGTTTAAAGAACTAGATGCTTTAAACTTAGCAGAAATTAGATTGTTTGATGGAGTTGGTGCAGAGAAGTTTGCAGAACATGCATGGGCATTTGCAGACAAACTTGTACGTGAAATGAGTGACAATCGTTGCTGGTGTGAATCAGCAGAATGTAGTGAGCACGGTGCAAACAGTGCAATATATACACCTAACGCAGTTGTTACACACCCTAGAGCACCTCAATGATCCCCAAGCATGTAGAGACACCTTTGGTAGTACCCGATAAGCCGTTTATGTTGGCATTGGGTACTAGCCACACATTTGGTTGTTGTGGAGATTACACAGACGGCAAAATTAGTGGGCGTACTGCTCACCAGCAAGTTGCAGAACAACTTGGATTAGAATGTATTGTTATAGGCTTACCAGGCAGTAACAATGACGAACTAGTACAAGCAACAAATGAATTAGCTACTAAAGGGTTGTTTCAAAATCCAAATTTTAAAATAATGATGTTAGAAGCTAGACTTGTTAGTGGACAAAGTGCAGTGCCTTATAATTCTGTTGCAGAAAGGCCTTACGTTTTTACTGATCCAAAAATAGGTGGTAATAATGAATATGGCAGAGCTCCATTAAACTCTTACTTACAAGAAAGTGAATATTGGGGTAGAGGTCTTGTTGAATGTTGGGGCGATAATGATATATGTAATGCACTATATCAATCTGCTAGTATGCAAAATTGGAGACAAGATGTAACAGAAAAGTTTTGGAATCCGTTGCATTATAAATTAACAGAACAAGAAAAGTTGTATGCTAAAAAAGTATTGCAGACTTACAAAGAAGTACACATACTTGATGGATTAGGTCCAGCCGCTTGTTTAAAAGACTTAGTAAAGATAGAGTCTATTAAAAATATAGCTGTTAATGCAGGCGTAAAATTTATGTGGGAATCTGTTGATGCAAGAACAGATTGGTATACAATAGGAAAACTAATGCTAGGTGAAACTAGTAACTTGTTTGATTATGTAGTAGATGAAAATGCTACTATGCGACATCATCTTTATACTTTAGACGGGGTGGATTCACAAGGAAATTTCACTACAACAGATGGTCCAAAAGCTATGGCAATGCAATGTAATTGTAATCACCTTAACGAAGCAGGGCACATATTATGGGCCGAAAGATTAAAAAAACAACTTATGAAAGTATTATGATTGATAAAGAAAAAATTATTGAAAATTTAAGAATTGTATATGACCCAGAAATCAGTATAAACGTATATGATTTGGGTTTAATTTACGAAATAAATATTGATAAGGCACACGTTGATATTGTTATGACATTAACTAGTGCATTTTGTCCAGCCGCAGACGAGATCATAGCGGAAGTTCATGAAGCAGTAACGAAAGTAGACAACGTTGAAACATGCGATGTCAAAATAACATTCGATCCACCTTTTGGACCGGATAAAATGAGTGAAGATACAAGACTAATTTTAGGAGTATAATATAAGTGACATATTTAGTAACAGAAGATTGTATTAAATGTAAACATACAGATTGTGTAGAAGTTTGTCCTGTTGATTGTTTCTATGAAGGTGAAAACTTTCTAGTAATAAATCCAGACGAATGTATTGATTGTGGTGTATGCGAGCCAGAATGTCCAGTAGATGCAATTGTTGCTGACGGAGCCATTGAAGGTTCAGAGCTAGAATATTGGATGAAAGTAAATACCGATTATTCTGCAAAATGGCCAAACATAACTACAATGAAAGACCCACCACCAGATGCAAAAGAGTGGGCTGGCAAACCAAACAAACGTGAATTACTTTCAGAAAAGCCGGGCGAAGGAGACTAATATGCTAGGAGCACCATTTTTTATAGTAGGCAGAGAAGCCTTAGAAATAATGTTTATAACATTAATGATTATGACATTTATTAAGTTAAATTGGAGTATGATTACATCTGCCTTTTTAGGTATTATTGCTGGAGTCGTAATAGGTTGGCAAATGGCAAACTTGTTAGCACCATATGAGGGACTTATGTATGGTACTTTATCAGCATTAATGCTTTATCTATTTTTTAGTGCAAGTGCTATAGGTCAACAAATTGTTAATAGTATTGAAAAGGTAGGGTCAGCTGGTGCAACGAGCTGGGCAGGACTTATTACAATGTTTATTATTTTTGCTAGAGAAAGTTCTGAAATATTTATTTTCATGCTTATGCCAATTAATAATACATGGAACGGTTGGTTCTCCGCATCAATTGCAGTTGTATTAATTGCAGGAACGTTCCCACTAATTAAACACAAAGTACCAGCTAATGTGTTATTTAAAATTACACGTTATGCATTTTTAGTATTTGCATTATGGTTTGGATATGAGGCAATAATGCACTATTATTCAATTACACATATACACGTAGTACACTAGTATAAGGAAAAAATATGTACGATATAATTTATACACCAAGAATACACGACGAAGTTTCTGTTGCACGTTTCCATACTGAAGCAGAAGCACAGAAATATTTAGAAAAAATCAAAGAGGTACGCCCGAAGGCATATCCACATCACCACATTCAAGAGGTGATAAACAAAGGAGAAACAGTATGACATTTTTAGTATGGCACTTGCTAGCTATTGGAGCAGTAATGGCACTATCTTTTTTCGCTGGTTACAAATTTGCTAGACGTAAAGAAGAAAAAATTGAACGTAGTATCCATATGATGGATATTAGAAAGACGAGGTACAAATATGAGTAAGTCTAAAGAAGAGTTACTTATTGAAATTGATAAAGTTATGGAAGAATATATTAATCCTAACGTTGCTCAACACGGTGGACAGATTAATATAATTAACTTTAATGAAGAAACAGGAGTTCTTCACACTCAGATGAGTGGAAGTTGTAGTGGTTGTTCTAGTAGTACGGAAACACTTAAATTAGGAGTTGAATCTACCTTAATGCATTTCATTCCTGAAATTAAAGGTGTTACAAGTGAAGACGATCCGATGTATAATGATCCATACTACACTTCAGACCCTAGTGGGTATTATGATTTTCCAACTGAAGATGATTTCCCACCAACAGAAACGGAGTAACTATGTCAGACATAACAAGTTATAAGAAAAAGATTCGTGATAGAGAACGTAAGGTTCGTGATAGAGAACGTAAGGTTGAGGATTGTGAAATTCGCATTGCTGACCTCTCTGAAGAAATTACTGAACTACGTGAAGAAATTACTGAATTTACTGCAATTATGGATAGAATTAAAAAAGTATCCAGTCAATGAAAAACATTAAACAATTCATAAGAACAGTTCCAGACTATCCTGTTAAAGGTGTAAACTTTTACGATTTAAATAGTCTGTTCAGCAGTAATATGTGGGCAGACTGCGTAAGATCTTTAGCAACAGACTGTGAAGAGAATTTTGATGATGCTTATATTACTCATATTATAGGTATTGAGAGCAGAGGATTTGTACTTGGTGCCGCTTTAGCACAAGAAATGAACATGAATTTTACAATGGTTCGTAAGAAAGGTGCTAAATACCCAGGAGTACTATTAGAAGAAACATACGAACTTGAATATGGAAGTGATACACTAACATTGCAAGAAGGTATACTTGGTCATACAAGCAGAGTATTAATTGCAGATGACCTAATAGCAACCGGAGGTAGCATGTTAGCTACCAAGAGATTGGTTGAGCAGACAGGTGCCCAAGTTATTGGAGCAGTAACACTTGTTAACTTAGAATATCTCAACAAAGGACTACAAGATTTACATATAGTCCAATTGTACGGAGCAAAAGAATGATTAAGATTACAGAAAAAGCTATGAATCACTTAACAGGTATAAGTGAATCAAATGATAATAAGATTCCAGTATTAGGTTTACGTGGTGGTGGGTGTGCAGGTTTTAGTTACGAATGGAAACTAAAAGAAGAATCAGAACTTGACACTAAAGCAGATCATGTTATACTTATGGATAATGGAAAAAAGATGGCAGTTGACAGCTCAAGTATTATGTTTTTAGTAGGCACAACACTTGAACTTAAACAAGACCTTATGGGTACTATGTTAGAAATTGTTAATCCATCAGCGGCAAGCAGTTGTGGTTGTGGAGAAAGCATTAACTTTGATATGGAAAAAGTAGAAGAAAATGCAAATGCATTTAAATTACCAGAAGTAACAGACGCAACAAAAAATAATTAAGGAAGTAAAATGACCAAGCAGATTGATCTAAATAAGTACAAAGATTTTGTACGCGAAGTAACCAGTGACGAGTCACTATCAAGTATGCAGATGTATAATCGTATTATTGATATTGAAACCACTGAAAGCAAAGCAAAAGTAAACATGGCGCAACTAATGACTGGTGCTATTGGCATTAGTGCAGAAGGTGGCGAGTTTATGGAAATTGTAAAGAAGTGTGTATTCCAAGGTAAGCCTATGGACGAAGACACACAGTATCATGCAATGCGTGAACTAGGCGACATTATGTGGTACTGGATGAATAGTTGCAGTGCATTGGGCATTGACCCTAATGATGTTATTGCTGAAAATGTAAAGAAACTTGAAAAACGTTATCCAGGTGGATCATTTGATGCCTTCTATAGTGAGAATAGACAAAAAGGTGATATATGATCGAGCTAGTAATTGGGTCAGACCATAGAGGATACAAATTAAAGAATGATATATCTAAATGGTTAACTCCAATTGATAAAGAACCAAAGTTTAACATTTCAATATTTGCAGACAACGGTCCTTATGATGACAAAAAAGTTGATTATCCAAAAATTGCATTAAACGTATCCAGAGATATATCTAGTAAATTAATGAATACTGGAATATTAATATGTGGATCAGGTTTTGGAGTATCAATTGCAGCAAACAGAGTACCACGTTGTAGAGCTGTTGTATGTAGAACTGAAAAAGAAGCGGAAATGGCTAGGTTGCACAATGATGCAAATATACTTTGTTTAGGTGCAGACTCTATTAGCTTGGCTAAAGCTAAAAAGATTATTACTAAGTTTTTTACTACTAAATTTGAAGGTGGCAGACATCAACAACGTGTGGACATGATGCGATGATTGATTATAAAGGTAAGCCATTGGAGCATCTTACATTAGAAGAAACTATTGAGTTTGAAAAGCAAATGCTTAAAAGAGTATTGTCTGCTAGTAAAGCACAAATGAGCGGCGGAATTCTTGATCAAATTAATTTGTTTATTGATTTGATTAGAGACCATAAAACACAAATAACACAAACTGCAATATTAAAATCAAAAGATGGTAAAATGGATGAAGATGGAACGTCACTAGAAATAGGTGGATTAGATTTACCACCCGATGCAGAATCCATTGAAGAAATGCTTGACTTTTATAAGAAAAAGTAATATAATAGTGAGATGCACATGAACAAAAATAAACAATACATTATGACTGAAGAAGATTTAGTACATGGAGTATTGACTGGTAAACAATTTGATACTGTAATTATGGACGATATTGAACCCATAAATACATATAACGAATGGTGCCAAACATTTGACTTAGACAGAATAATTAGTGCTAGCTATGAAAATAATAGCGATACATATGTAGAAGAATGTTTAAATAAATGGAATATGCCATCTGAATATTATGATATAAATATCCAAGAATGGCTAATGGAACGTTGTAGTTCAGCACAACAACGTGACAGGGTATATAAAGAGCTTATTGAATACGATAAGCGAGGTATGATAATAGTGCTGAAATTCTTGCTCTACTTAGCAAACATATGTGAACAACATAATATTGTGCTAGGAGTAGGAAGAGGTAGTAGTGTAGCTAGCTACTGTCTATACTTGCTAGGTATACATCGTATAGATAGCATAAAATATGAACTTGATATCAAGGAGTTTTTAAAATGAAAACAGTAAAAACAGCCAAAGGGCGTACATTAGATATGGCGGCACTGGCGGCAAAACACGAAAAGACAAGAGCAGTAAGTAATATGAACTTGAATGCTCGTGGTGATATTATTGACAATAGAAACCAAGTAACAATTCCTAGAGAAAAGATTGCAAAAGAATTCTATAAAGATAATGTACCAGGATCAGATCAAAAAAATATTAGCATCAAAGAAGACGAAAAAGAAAAAGTCAATATTGAAACTAAAGAACCTGTAACAGAACAGGATAAACCAAAGAAGCCTAAAGTAACTGAAGTCAGCCGTAAAGCTCGTACAAGAGAAGATGGCACTCAATATTTTGAAGTTGAGTACAGTGATGGAAGTATGGAAGACATCGAAGCAAAATAGGAAATATAATGAGAACTATTAGAGCAATGAAGAATAAGATTCTAGCAGAAATGATTGATAAGCCTGGTAGCGAAAAAACTACAGCAGGTGGAATTATTATTACTGAAAAAGATGCAACCGAAGGTGCAGTTAGACCACGTTGGTTTAAAGTGTACAGTGTCGGCGAAGGAATTGATTGGATACAAAAAGACGACTTCGTCCTTGTTGATCATGGACGATGGAGCAATGGCATGGACGTAGGTAACGAAGAAAAAATTTACCTACTTGATAACAAAGATTGTTTAGCAATATCAGATACTGACCCAAGAGACGATTCAAGTGTTGAAATATATTCTAAATCAATTCCAAAACGTCCTGCTAATGACATGACTAGACATACACTATAACCAATAAAAGGAATTAAACTAAATGAATATTGATAAATTGCAAAAAGCAATTGGCGAAATGGGTGCCGCACTAGAAGAAAATGCATCACCAAAAGGACCACCAGCAGGACCGCCAAAACAACCAGGGCAAATGATGTGGGATGCAGGTGTACATTACTTTGCAGAAGCATTCACATATGAAACAACAAAACCAATTGTTAATTGGATTATTGAAAAGAATTTATTGCCAGACAGTGAAAGACCAAAAGAACTTACACTTATTATTAACAGTCCAGGTGGAAGTGTCCATGCCGCATTTGGTTTAATTGATACTATGAAAGGTTCGGCTATTCCTGTTAGAACAGTAGGACTTGGCATGATTGCATCATGTGGTGTACTTGCATTTATGGCAGGTGAAAAAGGTAAACGTGTATTAACTAGAAACACAAGTATCTTATCACATCAATACAGTTGGGGCTCAGGTGGTAAAGAACACGAACTATTTGCTCGTGTAAAAGAATTTGAACTTTCAAGTGAACGTATGTTGGAACATTATAAAAAATGTACTGGCTTAACAGAAAAGAAAATCCGTGAAATATTATTACCAGCACAAGATGTTTGGTTAACCGCAGAAGAGGCAGTGAAACACGGCATTGCTGATCACATCGTAGACACATATTAAAATGAAAGAGTTTATACAGCAAATGCCTGTACAACTCTTAACACAGTGGAAGAACCCTACGCCTAGTCCAAATGATGATCTTGCATTAATGGAAGATATATCAAAAAATGGAATAACAGATCCAATAGTATTAGGTGTAGGAGTTTACAGTAGAAAAGTAAGACTAGACACAGGCAATCACAGAATATATCTTTTACCTAGAATGGGAATGACACACTTACCAGTTGTATGTAGAGTATGGAATTACTGTACTTTTAATAACGGTAATGGTGATCATAGTTTTGATTGTCCAGAAATATCCGTAAAACAAGAATGGATTAATGAAGAATACTATGCAAGACCAAGTGATGTTATTGACATAATGGCACTAATGCTTAAAATTTAATATTGACTTTTTGTTAATTTTAGTGTATAGTATGTATATACAATTAATCAAGAGTTGGAGACTAGATGAAGATGAAGATTATTGCAGGAAATAGTAATATTGAAATGGCACAGCTTATAGCTGAACATTGTTTTGCTACTCTTGTTCCTGCTGAAATTACTTCTTTTGCAGATGGCGAAAGCAGTGTAGAATTCCATGAAAACATACGTGGTGAAGATGTGTTTATAGTGCAAAGTACAAGCACACCAGTAAACGATAATTTAATGGAATTAATGATTATGATTGATGCGGCTAAGCGTAGCAGTGCTAAACGTATTACCGCAGTCATACCTTATTTTGGCTATGCACGACAAGATCGTAAAAGTGCAAGTCGTACACCAATTACTGCTAAACTAGTAGCAAACCTAATTACAGAATCTGGTGCTGATAGAATCCTTACAATGGATTTGCATGCAGGACAGATACAAGGATTCTTTGATATTCCTGTAGATGACTTAACATCACGTATTGCGTTTGCTAAAGATATCAAATATAATGTTGACACAACTGCTGGTACAGTATTTGTAAGTCCTGATGCAGGTGGTACAGTACGAGCTCGTAAATTTGCTGATATGTTTGGAGGCGATATTGCTATCGTTGACAAACGTAGACCTAGAGCAGGTGAAAGCGAAGTAATGGGTTTGATTGGTGAAGTCAAAGGCTCACATGCAATACTAGTCGATGATATTGTTGATAGTGGCGGAACATTATGTAATGCCGCACAAGCAATTATGGACGCTGGTGCATTAAGTGTACGAGCATATATTACACATGGAGTTCTTACAGGAGAAGCATGTCATAAAGTTGAGAACAGTGTACTAGAAGAACTTGTAATCACAGATAGCATTAAGTTTAATTGTCCAGATGATTGCAAAAAGACACGAGTAGTAAGTGTAACAACTATGTTTGGAGAAGCTATTAGACGTGTCAGTAATGAGGAGAGTGTAAGCAGTTTGTTTGCACATAAAATTTGATGAGTGGGCAAAGACGATTTTTAAAACTTTGGGCTAGAACAATAGGTATGCCTATTGGACTTAACGATGAAGATAAACCTGAGTTTTTGCCAATAACACAATCAGATGTAGCAAAAGCACTAGCTTTTAGAACGTTCTGGATAGTCTTGCATATTGTAACATGTTTTTTAATTATTGCAGGAAATGGTAGAACATTAGAATGGTGGTAACAATATGAATTATATGTTCTTTATTGATGTAGCTGTTTCTATCGTAGTAATGTTACTATGGTTTATGGCAATTATAGCAATAGCAAAATATACAGTAGGCAAGGATGCTAAAGATTGGCAGATCTTGTTTATGCTGTTTCTAGCAGGTCCATTAGGATGGGGAGTACTGACACTAATATTAGTATTGGACCTAACTGATAAAATATTCCCAAACGCAGTAAATTTATTAAACCCAAAAGGAGAAGGTGATGGCAACCGGAAAAAAGGGAAAAAGAGCTAACAAACTAATGTCGGTATATAATAAGCAGACAACGCCAGTTGCTTATTCACAAGATAATCGAAGAGCTGAAATAGTGGAAGAATCACACTATGTCGTTAAAATGTACGTTGGAGATACTCTTGTAGAAGAACGTAATATTGTGGGACATAGTTTAAGGTATGCAGAAGATTGTGCAGAAAATTGGGAAAATGGTATTATCAAGTAACCATTGACTTATACATGAAAATAAGGTATAATAACACATGACTAATTTTAAAAAAGATCCTATAGAGGCTGAGTTGTTGTCAGATGATTTCGAAATGGTTGAAACAGACGATGCTAAAGTAGTAGATACAACACAATTATCGTCTAAAGAAAAAGCAAGACTAAAACTAATTATAGAGGCAAGTGAATGAAAGAATTATGGGTAGAAAAGTATCGTCCTGAAACGGTTGGTACTTATGTGTTTAGAGATGATGCACAACGTAAACAGGTGCAAAACTGGATTGACGATGGCGGCATTCCGCATTTGTTGTTTAGTGGTAGTCCTGGCACAGGTAAAACTACACTAGCAAAAGTATTAATTAAAGAACTTAATGTTGAAAATGCAGATGTGCTTTACATTAATGCTAGTAGAGATAACGGCGTTGAAATGATTCGTAAACGTATTAGTGCATTTAGTGAAACTATGCCTTGGGGTGAGTTTAAAGTAATCTTACTAGATGAGGCTGATCATATCAGTCCTGAAGGTCAGGCGGCATTGCGTGGAGTTATGGAACAGTATCATGCAAGTGTACGTTTTATTTTAACATGTAACTATCCTAATATGATTATTCCTGCACTACATAGTAGATGTCAAGGCTTTCATATTGAGCAACTAGATCAAACAGACTTTACAGTTAGAGTAGGTGAAATACTTGCTGACAATGCAGTAGAGTTTGACATTGATACATTAGATGCAATGGTTCGTGCTAATTATCCTGATCTACGTAAAACTATTAATACAGTACAAATGACTATTGTAGATAACAAACTATTATTACCAGAAGATGGCGGTAGTACAAGTGAGTGGCGTATTAAAATGGTAGAGTTTTTTAAGGCTGGCAAAATTCAAGATGCACGTAAACTAATTGTTAAGAGTGCAAGAGCAGACGAATATAATGAGATATTTACTTGGTTATATAAGAACTTAGATTTATATACAAATGACGACTTTATGTATGATAGTTGTGTACTAGCAATCAGAGAGGGTATGATTAAACATACTCAAGTAGCAGATCCAGAGATTAATTTAAGTGCTACAATGATAGAAATTGCAAGAACACTTAATGCTAAATAATTTATTACTGAATGTAAACTTTAATGACCATGTTGGGCAATCAAGTATTTTTCAACACATACTAACTTATTCTCCAGATACTGGTATATTTCCAAAACCAATTGATGAACTAACTTATAATAATTATTATATTAGACAGTGCGACGACTATACAAAAGAAGTT